GACGCCGAAAAGTTTCGTACTGTCGGCGCTGAACCGTTGTGGAACGGCTTTTTGCAAGGAGGGGTTGATGCGGAAGTGCGCGCAAAATTGCGGCGTGTTTCCCTTGATCTCTCTGACCAACGGCCGAACATGTGGATGGCCCGTGAGGGCTCCATGTGCTCCACTGATGAAGGCTGGTGCACCGTCGACTTATCGTCGGCTAGCGATCTAATCGCAGAAGAAGTGTGCCGGTATCTTCTACCCCCAGATTGGTATGAACTTCTCGCCAATCTTAGTGTCCGCTATGGTATGCTTGATGGCACGCGGTTTCGCTATCAAAAATTCTGTAGCATGGGGAACGGTTTCTGTTTTGCCCTTCAGACGCTGATATTTGCGTCCCTGTGCCATGCAGTCGGAGCCGGACAACCTGGGAAGGATTTCCGGGTCTACGGTGACGATATCATTGTACGTCGGAAGGCGTACGACTGTCTTGTAGAGTTACTTACGGACTGTGGCATGAAGATAAACCCGCGGAAGAGTTTCTCGGCGGGTCCCTTTCGGGAATCTTGTGGGGCAGACTGGTTCAACGGACAGGACGTTCGTCCATTCACCCTTGACTTTGCACTGGATAGTCTAAGTGCGCTGTTCAAGTTTCTGAACCTAACACGGCGGAACGAACGCACTGCAGCGTTCTTCATGGAGGTGAGGTCGCGTATTTATGACCTTATTCCCGTCGATTTTCAGTTCTTCCGACCCTTCACAGGGCCGGCGGATACGGGGATCGACACGTGTCAGGACGAGTGGCTCACCTGCAAGCACGTACGCAGGTCTCGTCGTGGGGTTGCCCCCCCGACGTCCTTCTCACACGTTTTCCTGTCGTCTGGGGGCCTCACGGCTTTCAACAGCAGGTACCTGAATTTAGGTGCGTGGGAGTGGAAAGAGCTGATCGCTCGGCCGGTACCGGATGACGTATCCGGGCTTTCCGAGTCAGAGGCCATCGCTGGCCAGGTGTTTCTCCTCCTTTCTGGATCTCCCCCAAGCTCGCGCTTGGGGAGGGAAGGACAGGCGGATGTGTTCGTGCGACACACGTCGCGTACGGACTCACGCACCTGCGTGGGGGCCGGTGCAACCTCGAATTGGTTGCCTGGCACCACGGCTGAGATAGTCCAGCCGTGGGATGGGTTTGAACGCTTCGCGCAAGCCGAGTAATCTAAACCTTTCTGGGGGCTTAGGCCTTAAACGGG